CTTCGTCATTTAAGTATAACTTTTTAGTGCTATCTATTACGATGTCATCTGAAAATTTAAAGTGAGCTTCATCTTCCATCCAAGTCAAAGTACCATCTGATGTATTACCATCAAATGTTATAGCTATGTCTGTATCTGCTCCTGTACCAAATGTTAATGCATTACCTAATAGTTTAGTGATAGGACCACCTTCACCTGCATCACCATTGTGTGTGTGTCCTGTACTCGCTGCAAAGGCTGCTAATAACTGATTAAACTCATCATTACTATGAGCAGCAGTTATTATGTCTCCATCAGTAAATGTGGATTGTCTAGTGTATGTAGCTCCCATTTATCTTCTTGCTCCTACTTGATATTCTAATCCAAAACCTCGCAACGCATATGGTGCAGAAGTTCCGTTGTCGTTAACTCTTAATGCTATAGTAAAACCTGAACCTTCAACTGATTGTCTTAACAATGGTTCTGCCTGACCACCATATGTTGCAACTCCATATGATGCAGTTCCGTACACGGCAGCCACATCTCCTGCTGATAATGAATAAGCTGCAGGTCTTGGTGAATCAGGGTCTTCATAATCATATCTTAATAATAAGTCTGCATTAATTGAAGACTCAGGTTTATAACTAACAAGAACACGTTGCATATGTTTACGTATTCCTGCATCTCCAAAACCTAAATCAGGACTTCTATACTTACCATCTATAGCAGTTCCATCAAAGTCATTACCACTTTCTTGTTCATAAACAAACCCATCAAATCCACCATGTATTATTGTTGTTCCACTTGTATCAACAAATGTAGATGTTGAAGAAGGTTTTATACCTTTTAACTTTGCAAACTCAAACTGCTGTCCTCTAAGAGAACATATTGCACCTTGAGTTATGGTTTCAGGTGTAGCAGTCTTAGAAAAGAAAACTCTATACTGTGTTTTATTAGGTATGACAACAGAGGTAAAGTTTGTTGCAGTAGTTATGTTGTCATTAAATAATGGTTGAACAACAGTGCTTATAGTTCCTAATTCAACGTCACCAATTCTTGCAGTACCTGCAACTGTTCTTAATCCGTCAGGTGCTAGGAATATTAAGTCACCTGCAAATTCTTGTATAGTCTGTCCATTAACACATCCTATATCTCTCGTAACAGGTGTTACCGAAAAGTCTGATACTGAACTTCCTGACAATTTAAATATTCTATTTTCACAAAATATAAATAAGTCTTGTCGGAAAACTTTAAGACCTACGATAGTATCGTCAACTTTTATACTACCACCACCAATAGCAACATTAAAATTATCTTCAATAAAGGGTACACTAAATACTACCTCTTGTTTATTAGCAGACATACCTGCATAAAACATATGGTCTTTAAATGCTGTAACAAACTTAGCACCTGCCACTGCAGGTGGAAATAAATCAAATACAAAATCTGCTACTGCGTGGTCTGCTGCTACACTACTATTTTGTGCTCTTGTTACACTTGTAAATGTAGTAGCTGTTTTACCCCCATAAGTAAATTGTTCATTACCTATAAGAATAGAACCTGTACTAGCAAACTGAGAGGTATCTTTTACTGTTATAGTATGACTACCACTACCTGTTAAAGTATCACCTGAACCAATCGCTACTAATAAGTTTGTTGCTGAACCTGTACCTGTACTTGAGGGTGCAACGTCTGTAGCACTAAATGATGTATTAAATATAGTTGGTGCATTATTACCATCTACAACTATGAACTTATCATTACCATCAAAGTTGTATACTTGAAAATCATAAATACCTGCACTCGTTCTACCTGTATCTATCGCTGTCCAAGAGTTATTACCTGCAGTAGCAGTAAATATTTTCTCACCTCTAGCAGCAACAATCTTGTCATTAAACTTTATAGATAACAATACTGCTTCTGTTGAAGCACTTGTTTGTGGAACTATGTTTGTAACAAGTTTACTAAATCCATTTATTCTTCTATAACCACCTTGTATGTCAGGCTCAAAGTTTTGTAACTCTAGTGCCTCACCCGGTTGCATAGCAAATGTTGACTTGTTTAAAACTAGTCCACCCTGTAGTGGAAAGTTAACAGGTTGTACTTGAGAAGTATCAGGCATTTAGTTCACCCTAATGCTTAAATCTGCTGTGCTTGTATATCCTATTTTTGGTATAAAAGTAGACCTTACATATTCAAATCTATTTACTAGTAATGTTTGCATATTTTTTATACCCTGTTCAAATCTTTGAAAATTAAGTTGATACTGTCCTGTTTCACCTCTGTATTGATATACAAAAGCAGTTGCTCCATCTATTATGACTGCAGCAAATCTATCAGGTATAGTTGTTGTATCTGTCGCTGCAGACATATCAGATGGGAAAGAAAAGAAGTCATACTTTAAACTAAAACCTTTTGTTGGAAAAGGATATAATAAAAAGTTGTTGTCAGGTGTTCTTGATACGTATTGTGGCACACCACCTTGTTCAAATTGTGCTACTTGCACACCACTCGCTATTGAAGCAGCAGTAGTATCATTTGCACCTCTAGTACATCCTGTAAATGTTGTACTAGTTGTTCCTGTATATGTTACTTGTTCATTAGCTATAAAAATAGTTCCTGAACTGTCAAATCCTGTTGTACTTGCAACAGTTATTGTTGTGACACTATCTGTATGAGTTGTACTAGTTGTGGTTGTTGTTATTTCATCTTCTTGTGTGATGTAACTATTTATATATTCATTATAATTAAGAACATATAGTCTACCACCACTTGAACCTAAGTCTGAATCCTTCACTAATCTAAATGTATTATAGTCTACTGTCTTTGCATCTGTGGGTATTGTATATCTTACTGTTCCCGGAACTAGTGTTTCTGTTTTTGTAGAATGATTAAAAGGATATTGAAATTCTTTTTGATTAATATATCTAACAGACTCATTAATGGCATTCTGTGCCTGAGTCTGTATTCCTCTAGCAGTTGCAAAAGATGTAGAAGTTAATTGTACTTCATTTAATCTTGCTAACACTTTATTTGTTAATGTTAAAAAAGTTTCTGCCATAGTAATTCCTAAAAGTGTAGAGGAGCAAGTTGCCCTGCTCCCCTAAAAAAGTTTAAGCTAACTGGTCTCTATCGACCTCATCAGGCTTATCATCTAAGCCATGACCTGCTAAATCAATAACAGTTGCATAGACTCTTAGTCTGCCTGTAGCTGGAGCAGCACCTGCAATTAAACAATCAATAGTATCTGTAGTAGTTACAAATTGAGTGTAAGTTGAAGCTGCATTTCCTACAATAGTGTTAGTTTGACCATTAGTTCCTGCTGCACAAAAACCTGTAGAGGTTATATCTGCACCATCAATAATGTCATCACCACCACCAAAGTCCATGTCAAGAGTACAACTACCTGTGAATGCTTTCATCACTTCTGCACCTGCATTTAGAACTAAAGTATTTGCTGGGATTTCTAACACCTGAAAGATGTCTCCGTCTGAGAAGCTACCACCTGCTGCTACTAACGCATCAATATCAAGATAAGCCTCAATATTTCTCATCACGTTAGTATTCTTAGATGATGGCATAGCTACGATAGAGTCGGAAAATACACCAGTGGTATCTTTAGAAGTTAAATCAAAAGTTGCCATTTATATCTCCCTTACGCTACGTTATATTTAGCAGTTACAATTGCTTCAGGTCGAAGAATCTTTCTGCCATACATATGCATACCACGAACAATATCAGCAAAAGAATCAGGGTCTCTATAAGTCTCTGTCTTGTTGATTTGCTCTGCAGTAGCTACTGCTGAACTATGTCCTGCAACAATAACTCCAAAGTTTGAGTTTTGGTTGGCTGAACCTGTAGTTCCCGGACCTGTACCCACTGCAGGTAAGTTATTGGACATATACACGTCAAAGCCATGTATCTTTCCAACAGATAAACCTGCTCTTAGTCCACCTGACTCACCAAAGTCACCATTTAGAAGACGTGAATCTTCGTCTTTTAAGACTTCAATAAAAGTTGGATGTAGAACAAGCCATCTACCATCAGTGTCTACAAACTGAGTATCTAACAATCTGCCCATTCTTGCAATCACCTGTAAAGGAGTTGCAGTAGCAGTTGCTTGAGCAGTTGCACCCGGTAGTCTTGGAGCTATTGGGATAGAGTGGTCACCTGCACTTGAAGTAGTGATGTTACCAAAGCTATCTTTTCTTAGCTTCATGCTTGTCAACAATTCGTCTGAACCTGCAGTTGATACTGCTTTAGTTCCGTTAACTGTTGAGTTAGCTGAACTTGCTACAGCATTGTTAGATGCTTGTGCAAATCCTGACAAATAACCAAGTACATCTTGGTCGTAGTTATCTTTCAGTCTATAACCTGCTCTGTCACTTGCTAGTTGAGAGAAGTTTACATGACTGTGAGCCTCTTCAATATCGTCTATCTTAAAAGCAAAGTAGTTTGCTTTGTCAATAGTCAATGTGAAGTCCTCATCGTCAAGGTCTTGAGGCTGTACGTTTGCACCTCTAGCATATTCCTTGACAGTGATTTCTGGCTCTTTAATAATTTTTACAGAGTCACCCATGTTGGCAATCTCTCCGAAGTAATCGGAGTTAGTGATATTTTCAACAACGGATGTCTTCCTGAAGGCTAACTGAACCTGCTTAGAGTAAATAACTGGGGAGAAATTACCATTAGGCAGATTACCATAACCTGCTGCAGTTTTAAATGCCATTTTTATCTCCATTGAAATAAACGAATGTATGTACGAAACATACGACAGATTTCTTGTTATCGGCTAATAGTATATTGAGGTTGTGTGTTTAGTAGCTATTTAAACACAGGCTCATACCATCAGGTAGGCTTCCAAGTTTAGTGTGAGTGCGAGTGTCCTAG